CAGCACTTTGACGCATCTGTTCTAAAGTCAACACTTGGGTAGTCCAACCGTTGCCGCTGAATGTTGGATCTTTAAATTGTTGTACTAGTTCGGCATGTGCAAAATTTGCTGTCACTATGCAAAAAGTACTGAAAATTATTAATTTTCTCATGAGTTCGCTCCTCTATAGTGTATTTACTAAGGAAGATGCGGTATTAAACTAGTACTTTAATATTAAACTGCTAACAGAATGAACCAAGTCATGGCAATGTATGACAGTTGGTGAGCCATTTGATCAAGGCCAAATTGATTCCAGTATAGTGGAGTGGTGTTGTCTTTTGAACCGTATTTTACTTTTATATAGTCTACAAGATAATGGTATACACCTTCAACCATTACAACCGCTAATATAATTAATGGTGAAATAGGATGTATGAAAGAGAAAAGTAAAAGTACTACTAGAGAAGCAAGCATATGATCCCTAGTATGTGTCATGCCAATAGGATCCAGCCACACACCTTTTTTAACGGTCTGCATGTAGGTTTGGATTTTGAAATCAGCGTACCAATGCTTGATTTGTAAAAGTACTAGTAAAAGTATAATTTCCATGACTAGTATTTATAATACTATCAGTTAAAGGAAATAGCAAATGAATTGGTGAAATTTGTTAGGCAATGCCAATTTGCGGGCTAGCTTTGCCCTGGCTATCTGTAAAATCAATACAAGTAGAACCAATATTGATATGCTCATATTCTTTGGACGGTAAAAGAGCTTCTTCAAAATCGTCTACGCCCAGCGTAACATAGTAGGATCCTGTTAACGGATTTAACACCATAATTTCACCTTTACCATCTACTGCCTGATAAATTGTGTATAGCATCTTTGTATAACCTATTGAGAATTTTTCATAATCAATAGTACCATCTCGCCTTACTGAGTTATTAATAAATCCAAGCAATTGATCGTATCCATTTGGAAATTGTTTTTTCTTAGATATCAAACAACTAGTAGCAACTTGTCTTAAAAATTCTTTAGTATAAGCAGGTTCAATTCCTTTTATTTTTGGATTTAATGCTTTCGTTACAAATGTATGACCAAAACTAGTCCATTTGATGTCTTTTTCATTTCCGTTTTCGTCAGTGTATACACCTAAATTATTACTTGGTAAAACTGATTTTTTAGGTTCTTTAATTTTCTTAGTTCTAGCTTCGGCAACTGATGTTTCTTTTTTGAGAGAGAAATCGTACAGGCCTTTTTTACCAGCATTGTTAAATAACTCATGCAATGCTGTTTCATACTTATCTCTACCATCAGAACCACGTTGCAACGCAGTTGTACCTATCCTGCCGCCTTTATCTTTATTTTGACTTGCTTTAAGTTCAATATCTCTACCATTAACTTCCAAGTCTCCAGTTTTTCCCTTTTTTACTGGAGTTCCTAGGATAGCTAATCCTAGCTCGCCGGGTCCCCAGTTGCCTGCGGTTGCACTTGGCTTAACTAAAAGTAAATTTCTTATTCCTAATGAAGCAGCCATCCATCGCATTACTTGTTGCCCTTCTTCGTGTTCTTCTAGTAGTGCTAGTATGTTCCCTCTTTTGGCTGATAACAAAACTTCAAAATCAATAACACCTTCTATACATTCATTCATGAAACCAGTGATAATTCTCAGTCTTGCGTTACGCTGTGTTATAGACTCAGCATCTCCCAATACACTACTAAACATATTTGTTATCAAGGATACTAATTCAGCAGAGGGCTCTTTGGGCATCGGTGTGCTTTTTCTTACAGGAGGAACATCATCTTTGCCATACATTTTTAATATAGTAATTTGCTCATCGTATGCCTTTTTCATGGCATTTAATGTTCCACTAACTTTATGAGCAAGTTTTGTTGCTAAATCCGCAACTTGCTCAAACGCATCTTTATTTGTACTAAATTCGTCTTGTTGCCCTTGTTTGTTTGCTTCTCGAACTAAATCGTAAATTTCATCAATCGATACTTTATTTTTTCGCATAGACTCTACAATGACACCCATTCTTCCGCCCCTAGCTCTGGCAACAAATTGCTGAACGTATATCATCATAGTTTTTTCAGATGCTTCTGATAAAGTAGGTTCTGGCAGTGGTTCTTCTGTAGAGTTTGCAACAGGCAACGGTGCTGGCTGTTGTGCTGGCTGTTGTGCTGGCTGTTGTGCTGGCTGTTGTGCTGGCTGTTGTGCTGGCTGAGAATTTTCAATTTCCTGAGCTGTTTTTTCAATAGAACCTATAATATTGACAGCTTCTTTCTTTAACTTTGGCTCTAATTGATTGTTGACAATCATATTTGCTAAAGTTGTTAACAATTCAACGGCTAAATTTGGATCCTGTGGAGGAGCAAACTCATATAGGGGTTTAATAATATCAATTACACGCATAGTGCTAGTATTTATGCTATTTCAGGGAACAGGCATTCCTGTATGAACGCTCGCACATCGTCTTCATTTAAACCTAAACTAGCCATAACACGCGGTGTATGGGGGTTTTGTTTTTGATTATCGCAATAGTAGTTTTGATGTACTGTAGTATCTAATACGGTGTTATTAGTTTCTGCTACAGTTTCTAAGTAATGGGCAAGGGTAGTACGAGCCATCTCAGTAATTTGATCCAGCTCAGTTTCATCTTGAACATTACCTGCGGCAACCATGTGTTCTGTAAAAATACGTTGTGCCCAATCAGGCAAAGCACGTGGTTTTCGCCATTCCAGTTTGGCAACTTCGGAACCAAACCATTCGATCATTGGGTGAAATGTATCGCCTGCTGGACTGAAATCGTGAAAGCAACCAGTCATTTTGTTCTTGCCAGCAACTACATCAAAGCCGTAAATCGGAGCAGGGTTATGTGTATGTGGAAAGATACAACAATGCATCATCCAGAGTCCTTTTGTATCTCGCGCATCAACCACATCAACGTGAGCACGGCGATAAAGATCAGAACTCCATACACGATTAATCCAACCGGGTTGATTGAACCGATCCATTCCAGGTTCAAAGATTTCAGTGCCAGTCCTGCCAAACTCAGTCTCCAATAAGTGCTGAATATTTATAAGAGTGTCCCAGACTTTACTCATCTGTAAACTCTACTAGTTCCATCATATCTTTAAAAATGTTTTCTGCAAACTTAAAGCATACGATTGCTTCGTCTGCCATATCATCACTTAGTCGTTCACGAATAGCCATTTTAAGAACTTCTGGATTTTCAAACTTGTACATACGGCCGGAGCCTGGAACACGTTTAGCAATCATCTGTCCGCCGGCAAGATCACCCATATGGCGTACATACAAGTGTGCCATTAGTTTTTTAGGATCGTCTTTGATGCTAAGAATGTATTTAATATACTCTTCAGTTGTAGGTAGGATTTGAGGATCACCGTCTTTTTCGTGATCCCACAATTCTTGAAAATCTGCTAAAATAGAAGGCGCTCTACGAATATCAATTAACCCGTGTAACAATTGATGTGGCATAGCACACACTTCTAAAATTTCATAACAAGGGTGTTGATTTTTTAGATAAGTTGCATATAGTTTTGGATTAATTTTTCCTGAAAACAATATCTTTACAAATGGTTGTGTTTCAGCGTTTTTATGTGCTTCGTGGGTTAACTCTTTTAAACTCATTCTTCTTCCAATTTAATTTGTAAAGGATGGTTACTTTGTCTTGAAAGATTCGTTGCTTCTACAGCTTTTGCCTCGGCAATTTCAAAACTGTATATACCAGCAACTCCGCTTCCAGTTTCATGTACTTGTAACATAATATCTCTAGCAGAATCGGTAGTGTGCTTAAAAATTTCTATTAAAATTCCTACTACAAATTCCATAGGAGTTGAATCATCATTGAGTAAAATTACTTTCCAACGTTTGGGTTCGGAAATAGTTACTTTGATTTTTTCGTCTAGTTGAATATCAGTTGTTGACATAGTTGCTCTTTATAAAAGGGGGAGTTTCCTCCCCCGGTTGATTATTTAATTTCGATCTGTCTTGGTTTCAAAGATTCTGGAACAATACGTTCAATTTTAATAATTAACATACCGTCAGAAACTTCTGCACCTTTAACATTCATATATTCAGCAAGAGTATATGACTGTTCAAAATCACGACTTGCTAGTCCACGATGCAAATATTCTTTAGCACCTGCATCGGTTACTTGTTGTACACCTCGAACAATTAATTGATCTTGATCTACTTCTACTGTGATTTCTTCTTTCTTAAAACCAGCTACCGCAATTTCAATTGCATAATCACTGTCACTATACTTCACAATATTATGTGGAGGATAGTTTGAGTTATTCAATCGTGTATTGGTAAAATACTGATCAAAGCCTACTAGTGCTCTACTAATTTGGGCTAGAGCTGCCGGGTCAATAGTTCTTAATTGCATGATTTTCTCCTTTATTAAGCAAGAACTTGGTAGGACCCCGAAGGCGTCCTACTTGTTTACATTATATTACTCTTTTTTGCTAGAGTCAACTTCTGTGAAGCTAGCATCTACAGTTTGTTCACCATTTTGTGCTGGCTGAGCTTGAGCGGCACTATCTGCTGCCTGTTTCTTAGCCATTACTGGTCCTGCTGCTTCAAAGAATGATTCGACTGATTTTTGAATAGCATCTTTGTCTTCACCAGCACAGGCTGTTTCAACCGCCTTAACTGCGTCATCAAACTTAGTGCGTTCATCTTCAGTCAATTGATCTTTGTACGTATCATAGTCTTTCTTGATACTATGTGTAGTACCTTCAGCATTGTTACGTGCATCAATCAATTCTTTTGCCTTCTTATCTGCTTCGGCATTTTCTTCTGCTTCACGAACCATACGTTGTATTTCAGCTTCAGTTAAGCCTGAGTCAGATTTGATAGTAATCTTATTTTCTTTACCAGTATTTTTGTCTTTGGCACTTACATTAAGAATACCGTTTGCATCTATGTCTAGGGTAACTTCAATCTGTGGTGTGCCACGCATAGCTGGAGCAATACCTTCTAAATTGAATTCACCTAATAGTTTGTTGTAACGGAACAAATCACGTTCACCTTGTGCTACCTTAATAGTTACAGCTGGTTGATTGTCTTCTGCTGTTGAAAAAGTTTGTGAATGTTTAGTTGGGATAGTTGTGTTCTTAGCGATTAGCTTGGTAAACACACCACCCATTGTTTCAATACCCAATGTTAATGGTGTAACGTCTAACAACAATACATCTGTCTTGTCGCCAGCTAGAACAGCACCTTGAACAGCAGCACCTGCGGCAACTGCTTCGTCTGGGTTAACATCTTTGCGTGGAGCCTTACCGAATAGTTTTTCAACTGCTTCTTGTACTTTAGGCATACGTGTTTGACCACCAACTAAAATAACTTCGTCAATGTCTGCGGCTGTTACCTTAGCATCTGCCATAGCTGTTTTACATGGCTCGATTGAACGAGCAATTAGACCTTCAACCATTGCTTCAAACTTAGCACGACTAATAGTTACGTTCATGTGCTTAGGACCACTTGCGTCTGCTGTAATGTATGGCAGATTAACACTAGTGCTTGCTGAACTTGAAAGTTCAATCTTGGCTTTTTCAGCTGATTCTTTCAAACGTTGTAATGCCAATACATCTGTTTTAAGATCTATACCGTTGTCTTTCTTAAACTCATCTACCAAGTAATCCATGATAGCTTGGTCAAAGTCTTCACCACCTAGGAATGTATCACCGTTTGTCGATAGAACTTCAATTTGCTTGTCGCCATCGATGTTGGCAATTTCAATAATGGAAATATCAAATGTACCACCACCCAAGTCGTATACAGCAATCTTACGATCCTTAGTGCTAGCCTTGTCAACACCGTAGGCAAGTGCGGCCGCAGTTGGTTCGTTAATAATACGTAAAACTTCTAAACCAGCAATACGTCCTGCATCTTTGGTAGCTTGACGTTGGCTGTCGTTAAAATAAGCAGGCACAGTAATAACTGCTTTAGTAATAGTTTCGCCTAGGTAATCTTCTGCCGTCTTTTTCATCTTGCGAAGCACTTCGGCACTAACTTGTTGTGGTGCTAGTTTTTCGCCATTTGCTTCGATCCAAGCGTCACCATTGTCTGCCTTTACAATACCGTAAGGCATTAGGTCGATGTCCTTCTGGACTTCTTTTTCATCAAACTTACGTCCGATTAGACGCTTGCTTGCGTAAATTGTATTCTTTGGATTTGTGACTGCTTGTCGTTTTGCTGTTGCACCTACTAGGATTTCATCCTTAGTGTATGCAATGATTGACGGTGTGGTTCTTGCACCTTCGCTGTTTTCGATTACCTTAGCAATTCCATTTTCTAAAACTGCTACACAGCTATTTGTTGTACCTAAATCGATACCGATGATTTTACTCATAATTTTCTCCTTAATTAAGCGAGTATATTTTTGTTGGGCACCTTGCCCGTTGTACTAAACCCTTACGGCGTTTCAGCACGTAATTATTTATCTCTGACGATTTATTCTTTTACGTTTTCGATAATAAATTCTGCTTCAGGAATTCGTGTTCTAGTATTCTTACTACCCAAAACTATTACAATCCTGTTGCCTACGTCTGTGTCTAGCATTAAAACAATACAACCTCCACTGGCATTAATGTAGCCTGTTTTGCTTACTATAAATTTATGCTTTTTACCTATGATGGGGTTGGTATTCCTGAACACAAGCCATTTTTTGCGTAGTTGTATTTTAACTTCGCTTGTGTTTGCGGCCTTTATTATTTCTGGGTATGTGCTAGAGGCCTGCACTAATTTTATCAGTTCCGAGGCTGTACTAACATTCATAATACTTAACCCAGTAGGTTCTACAAAACTAGTATTTGGCATCTGCAATAGTCTAGCTTTAACATTCATTGCACGAACACAGGCTGAATGGCCACCGATATAGTTGTCACATAATTCCTGTGCAGCCTTATTATCCGAATGTACCAATGCCATATCGATTAACTGCTGTCGTGTAAAGCGACCAATAGTTTCATCAAGAGGCTGATTAGCATCTAGCACAACCATTACAGTCATCAGTTTGCTAATACTGGCAATACTCCTAACTTGATCAGGATTTTGACTTTGGATTATTCGACCAGTGTCATCAGCTACCACCCAACTTTTTGCCGTTACTTTTGGCCATTCAAATGCGTAACTATTAAAGCTGACAAGTAATCCTAAAGAGATTACAAGTTTTCTATAGTTGACCATTTTTTGAGTTTTTCTCGTTTGGCTTCTGCGGCCAGTTCAATATTAGTCCAACTAACAACATCCATCTCTTGGAGAATTTCAATCATAGCATACAGATCGCCTAGTTCTTCTTCCAAGTGTTCTCTGTTGGTTTTTGGTTTTCCTGGTTTGTAATTGTCAATACCAAAACGGTGACATTTACTAATTGCTTGAATAACTTCTGCACATTCTTCAGATAGAATGTTCATTACTTCACGTTCTTGACTGTTCATTTTCTGCCTCTTGTAAAATTGGGATCAATTGTGGGATAATCTTAGCATCCAAATTGATTGTATATCCGGCGCCCGACCCCTGATTTAATTTAATTTTTATAATTCCATCTTCGATATCTACCCAACAGTAGACTTCGCCGTTTGGTTTAACTATAGCTGTCATCTTTGATTAGCGAAAGGCGCAATATATTTGCCTTCTGTTGTTGTACTTGTACGGAGTGTATTATAGACATTTTGTATCCCTACCGCTTGATTCCAAGCATCTTCTAAAGCATGGTGAGCTGTTACTGGAGGACGTTGTGGATTAATACCTAGGTCGAATGCTGTACGAACATCTCTAACTTCCCAAAACTTCCAAGGGATGGCACGATTAATTTTACGGAATACGTGTTCACAAATGATAATATCAAAACAACTACCATTTGACCAAACACGTTTAGCACCCCAGCAGAATCTATAAAGCTGAGCAAATGCTTCTTCTATATCGATTCTACCTTCGGGGTCAAAGGCCGCTTCTTGTGCCTCTTTGCTTTGATTAGCCCACCAAGCGATTGTATCATCGTTAGTGGTTAATCCAATCCTATCACAACTGTCCAGATCTACTTTACAGTAAAAACTGTCCATTTGGGGTTCTTGGAGTTCTTTGCCGAATGGATCAAATTTTACAGCACCTATTGTTAGTATACTAGCATCTGGAGTTGTATTAAGTGTCTCCAAATCGATCATCACATCACTTAGCATTATTTTTCTTTCTTTATTATGAACATATAGTATAACATAATGTCAAAAGGATGTCAAATATAATGATAAATAAAAGTGCCAATCGCGATACTGGTAATATCCACTGGCTCTAACAGTTGAAAGGAACTATCAGCTATGTATTTACAATACTACGTCTATGCCTACTTGAGAAAAGATGGCACACCATATTATATCGGAAAGGGAAAGGATAATCGTGCTTTTGCCCTACATACATACCATAATCCCCCAAAAGAAAAATCAAGAATAGTTTTTTTAGAAACTAACTTAACTGAGTTAGGTGCTTTTGCTATCGAAAGGAGGATGATTAAATGGTATGGGAGGAAAGACACCGGCACCGGTATTTTGATTAATAAAACAGATGGCGGCGAAGGAGGGTCTGGTATAGTACCCTGGAATAAAGGTTTGACCTATGAACATCCTTGGATGAAAAATAAATCTCCTTGGAATAAAGGAATACCTATGTCTAGTATTACTAAAGAAAAACTTTCAAAAGTTAAAACAGGAAAAAGAAATAGCATAGAATCTAATGCTAAAAACTCGGCTTCAAACAAAGGTGTATCGAAATCAATAAAACATAGAGCAAATATATCCGCAGGCAAAAAAGGCGTATTACAACCTAAAGTAATATGCCCGCATTGTCAAAAAGAAGGCGGCATTTCAGTAATGAAAAGACACCATTTTGATCGTTGTAAAACGATTAATACATTTTTTTAGGTAATTGTTGATCTCTGAGTTTTTTACGCCAGCGAGCTTTGGCGGCTCCCTTCTTTCTTTTTCTGGCAGTGGTGGGTTTTTCGTAAAATTCTTTGGCACGTAAATCGTCCAAAAGCCCGCTGTCGTCGATTTTACGTTTGAAGCGTCGTAAGGCTTGGTTGATGTTTTCACCGTCCTTAACAGTAACACCAGTTCCCTTACTCTTCTTGTACATCATCGTCGTTATCCTCTTCTTGGTTTTTGATTTGCTCTACAATCCAATCTAAATTATAGATACGGTTTTTACTTATCAAATTGTATGGAGTTGTATCGTCTTTAGTGATGTAGTATGTATTTGGTTGTGCTAACAAAAAAGTTACAAACTTTTGTGTAATTGGATCGCAATTATCTATATCGATAATAATACAATCAGCTTGTTGGCTTATACTAAGCATCCAGCCTGTATCAGTATCTTCATTATCATATATGAATACATTTAGATCGTCTAAACTTTGACTAAGAATAGTTTGAAATTGTTCTTTTACAAAGTTATTTGGTTTGATTAATAGATAACTTATATTCAAATTGAATAATTTATCCGGTGGGGTTATTAAAGTTATTTTTCCTAAGTTCATACACTTTTCTTAATTTTAGACCAAATAGAATTTTCGGACTGTTCGGCATTCTGAACATATCCTACCTTGTCTTTATTTCTATCTCCCCCGATGGGTTCTTGATCATATAGGTCTTTTTTTTTGAATCGTCCGATTCAAGATCTAAACCAATCCATTGCACACCGTCAAACTTAAATGTTTTCTCGGGTGAAAAATCGGTTCTTAGGAATAGATCTCCTTTAGATGGATTTTCTGGAAATTCAGTTCCGTTTGGTTCTGCGGAGGTCTCAATGCCATTGCTATCTATGTAAGTTTCACCTGTAGCCAATCTCTCAGCTATATTACTTTCTTCGCTAGCTTTAGCAGCTTCACGTTCTGCTTCCTCAATCATACGATTCCATTTGTCAAGCTCGCTTACTGATTCGGTTGAATCAGCTGTAAGTTCTTCTGGCGCTGTTATATCACCTCCTAGTGCAGTCGCCGGCGTTGTGTGCTCGGGTTCATGGAATTCGTCTAAAAATTGATATTCAATTTCTTGTTCTTTTTTTGGTACTTCAAATGTAGGACCAGTTTGTATCCATTCCCCTCCAGGTTCACGGACACCTTCAAAGTCTGTTGTAGTTTCTTTTAATTCTTCTGCTGTAGGTTTTTCACCAACATCTGCTACATAAGAATCTGGAGTATTAAATGCTTCGGTTAACTCATCTGCTTGGTCATCGAGCCAAGTTTTTTCTTTTTGTTCTCTAGTCCAGACAAATGTCATTTGGGCGGCCAGCAACATGATAACAGCTAGTGGATCAAATACAATAACAATTAAGATGATGATCCAAGTAACTGCTCGTTCGAGCATTGAGGCATCTGGGGCGGCACCATATAAAAATGCCGCAATGTATTTTATCGGCCCTACTTCAGCTTCAACTTTACGATTTTCTGCACGTATAGGTGCCGCGTCATCATTGATCTGACTAATTGTTTTCTGGTTCGCTTCAATATCTTTGGCAAGAGCCTGACGGTCTTTTTGCTGCGATTTGCGTACAACGTTTGCTTTATCGGCACCTTTTTCATCACTGCTTCGGCCCATGATTTGGTCCACAGCGTCATCCATCTGTTTAATTTGCTTGCGGTCAGCTTCGATATTTTCTTTTGCCGTCTTAATTTTCTCATCATATATTGCTAGTTTAGATTGAACATCACCAGATACTAGATTTTGATCGTTGTGTGCTTTTGAAAGAAATCCAAAAATACCCATTGATGTAATTAACATCAATACCACAACTGCAATGGTCATGTAGTATCTCATAAAACGTGGAGCACGTTCCCAATTGGCTTTGAGCCAGGAAGCGCAGACAAGTTTGCCAACTTCTAAAGCTGACCCCATGATGATAATTGGAATGGCGGCGGCGGAAAATATAGCGGTCAAACCTACTACTGAATAGTAGATTGCGACCGCTGATATTGTTAAACCAGTGAGTAGTAATAACCAAGCTAAAATCATATCTTATATTTATTTGAATACGATCAAGGCCAGTAGTGCAGCCTGGCAAAAGAAACCTAATCCAATAGTTACTACATTAAGTAGGTCCTTTTGGATTGTTGCTTTTAGGAAAAAACAGAACAGGCCGGTCCAACTGAATAATACCATATCAACAGGCGGCATCTTTTCAGTTAAACCTGTTAAAACCGCAACCATAGTTGGAATAGTTGCTAAGTGTAGTAGTACAATAGCTACCCAACCCATAGTTTCTGCACTTACATGCGGTGCGTGTTCTTTGATGTTTTTAACCCATAAATCTAAATCAAAAAAATCGTGTACACCTTTTTTAATACCTTCGACAATTGCGTTCATTTTAATCCTTACTTGTAAAAAATATGATGGCCGATTTTAGTTACCTTTTCTCGTTTCCATCCAGGGTTAACATAATCTGCATGATAATACAGGGCTTGTTTTAAATCAGGAAGTCTAAACCCTTCCAATAATACTTTTTTGGCCACTTCCATTGATTCTGTGTATACTGGTCCGTTTTCAGGACGTTTAGCACTCGGGCCTTCACAATACCAGCTGAACTGGCATAGTACTTTTTCGTATACTACATTTTTTTGATAAACCACGCGGCAGATGTCACTTGGGAACTCTCCACTTTCGGCGCGATTAATTGTAACTTGTGCTACGGCTACTTTGCCTTCAAAAGGCTCATATCCGGCTTCATGGTATATATTACGAGCTAGACAATCTAATTGTGCTTGTCTCATTTGTGCTGTAATTGGACTCGCTTCCATGCGAGCTTGTTTTAAATGATCAATCTTTCTAATTACTGATTGATATCCTACTGTTGCTACTACCAATAATGCTAGTAACATTACTACTGTTTTGATGATGCGTATCATTTTTGTCTCCTTTACGCTGGATGAGGTATCGCTACTACCGTCATTAGTTAATGTTTGGCTGTATCCGTTTCTCCTTAACAAAAAGCCGTTTGCCCCAAAAACCTTTGGGGACAATATATAGTTATCCTGATTTTTGTCAGGAAAAGTACTATGTTTATACTTAGTCACAGTTTAACGTCTCATTTTAGAAATGTCAACTGCTTCTTCGTCACTAAAAACCGGCACTGCATTGCTCTTATGCATGGTTGCGATGCCTTTTACCTTTGTACCAGTATAAACCTTAGCTGGTGCCAGGGTTGCATTACCGGTATAATCACCTCTGCTTTTGAGATGGGCGGTTGTGTTTCGGCCTTCGGGAATAGCCAAACTGTAGTTACCGCTTAAACTAGGAGCACTCATAGCTCGAGCACGTTTCTTTTCTTCTGCTTCTATGCCCCATTTCTTTTGAAGCTCTTTCCACGACTCGTCCAATTCTCTAGCCTTTCTAGCATGTTCTGCTGAAGCAAATTTCTTCTTGCCTTTCTTCTTGCCTGTAGTTGAATACATAGGCGGCAATAGGTGCATACTCAAAATATTCTCCAAAAGTTATAACAATACTAGTATTATACTAGATTATATTATTATTGTCAATATAAATTGAATGCTACAGTAATTCGTTCATTTTGAGTAGTATTGCGGTCTACCCTATGTACTACCCAACTTGGAAATAATAATATTTTTCCAACTGTTGGATTTGATACGCCAGTTTCTATAGGAAGTTTATCAAATGGAAATCCTGAATGTTGTGACATTGGTGCAGGATGTCGAAATCTAGTTCCTCCATCTTTTCCATTTGTTTGGTAATAGTAAATTCCAGAAACCCTGGCAGGAGTATGAGCATGATCATATTGGTAGCCTCCATAGTTACTAAAATTAAACCAAGATTCGTCCAATACAAATTTAGGATCTCCGTATCCTAAATCTTGTGCATATTTTAAACTAGCCCATTTTATTTCTTCAATTAATAAATTTAATTTGAATTTAACTAAATCATTAGTAGTATTTTTGCCATATGTAAATGTAGTATAAGTATCATCGCCCCAAGGTTGTTGTAAATTAGATTTTCTAATTTCAGGTAGTGCTTGTGAGATCTCTGTTTGCACTTTGTCTAAAGTGTCACCTGAGAGTTGATGTAAAAAGAACGGAGTTGAAAATAAAGATTCAATCATACTCGAAAACTTTCACCGCATCCACATTCGCCTCGAGAATTTGGGTTGGTAAACTCGAATCCTTCGTTGAGTCCATTGCGGACCCAATCCATTGTTAAGCCTGCTAGGTAAGGCTCATCTTTCAAACTGACTAGTACACAGAAATCGTTTTGGGCATAATTGATTATGCCTTCTTCTCCGTCATACTTGTCCACATATTCTAACACATAAGCCAGGCCACTACAACCTGTGGTTCTTACACCTATGCGAATGCCAACACCTTTGCCTCTGCGTTCCAAATTTTGTTTGATTTTTTTACTGGCTGTGTCTGTTACGATAATCATTTATGGCTGCCTTGATTGCGTCTTCAGCAAGTATTGAACAATGTATCTTGACTGGAGGCAATGCTAGCTCTTCGGCAATTTGGGAATTTTTAAGGTTAACAGCATCATCAATATGCATACCTTTAACCCATTCAGTAACCAATGAACTTGACGCTATTGCTGAACCGCATCCGTATGTCTTGAAACGAGCATCTCTAATAATACCATCTTCATCTACCTTTATCTGTAGTTTCATTACATCACCACAAGCCGGAGCGCCGACCATACCAGTACCCACAGTAGGATCATTCTTATCAAACGATCCTACGTTTCTTGGATTTTCATAATGGTCGATAACCTTATCTGAATAGGCCATTAGTTTGGTACCAATACAATTTTTTGAGTATTGGTCTGGGGGTCAATCATTTGTTGCCAATGGTATCCTGGAGGAGGTGCTTGGACGTAAGGTTGAGGTTGTGTATAAACAATTGGAGGTTGTTCAACAACTACTGTACGAGGTTGGGCGATTTCATAACCAATCACTCCACCAATTACAGCTGGAGCGACCCAACCCATACCATATCCGCCACCGTGATAGCAACAACCGCCACGATATCTAAATCCTTCGTGTGCTTGAGCTGTTGCCGATCCAACTAATGCTAACAATGATAAAGCAAAAACTATCTTTTTCATAATATACTCCTTAGCGTATACTAATATAACGCCTTAGACTAATATTTAGTTGACTTATTTGGCTTCTTTACGAGCATTTTTAACTGCTGTAACGTCGTTGCGTGTTTCTTTACACAATTTAGCCAAATCTTGACAATGTTTACGAACACGAGTACCAGCGGCACCTACTTCTTTGTCATAGAATTTTTCGAAGTCTGATTCCATTGCTTCGATGATTGCAGTGAATTCTGCGTATTTGTTTGTAGCCATTTAATTCTCCTTTAGGCAAGTACCAAGTACTTATACCTAGTGTACAGGGGTTAAAAATAAATGTCTAGTTAATCGGCAAAAACATTTGGACTGCCGGCTGTGATAGCACCGCCGTCTGTACTATCGCCTACTCTGGCTACTCCAATACCGCCTACAAACACATTTCCCGATCCGGCATTTATTGCCGCACTATGGGGTACGCATACCTTGCCACTTTTAATAGTATGGGGAGACGTGGGATTGCCAATGCACTCAATAGGAATGCCATTGGCAAATACTTTGGATCCGGCACCTGTCGGACCAGTTATAGTCGTAGTTGCATCACAACCATGTCCAGTGGTTGTTGGATCGCCTTGTCTTGCTACGGCTGGCATTATGCTAGTTTGATCCCTGTTGTTTGTTCAGTGTAACGATCTGCGGCATCTTTGATAGTAGGTGCTAGAACCATTACTGTACTTCTATTTATAGTAACTTCTGCATCCGGATCTGTGGTAAACAAAAATGGTACTAGACCAATGCCATCTTTGGTTGCTGTCAAACATAATGGTTTCTTAACTCGAACACCTAATACACCGTCTTCGACTAATTTGGCTACAATTTCTTCACCAGCTGTTGTTTTGATTGTAACTACTTCGCCCTCGGCGATACCTTTATTAATTAACATGTTATACCTTTTCAAAATGTTTCTTGAGTTCAGTGAACCCGCCTATATAATTATCGTCTAAAAATATCTGCGGCAAAGTTCTGGCTGTTGGTACTGCTTCTAATAGCTGTTCTTTGGTCCAATCTTCTTGAACATTTCTTTCTTCGAATTCAATGCCTTTCATTTCTAATAAGGCTTTGGCCTGTACACAAAATGGACAGGCATTTTTGCTCCATACCACTGCTTTCATATTCTTTCCTTTTTACTATTATAACGCAGGTAAGGCATCGTAGTCAATACCTTCACTCATTATGCCAATAACGTAATTTGTTGATTCACTTTCTTGTAGTGCTGTTTGTTTTTTACTAGTATCAACATGTTTGTTGAACCACGGAATAGGTGTGCTACGAGGTGCGGCTTGTTGGTACTTAATACCAATATCTTTAAGTGCAGAAACTGCGGTGTAGTCCACAAAGTCTTTAAGAATGTTAGAGTTCAAACCAATTACTGGACCTTTCTTGAACAAGTAGTCTGACCATTCTTTTTCTTCACGTATAACGTCCAGGTATAAGTTATAAACTTCAGCTTCACATTCCAGTTTAGCTTCAGCAAATCTTGAATCTTCTTTGACCACTTGATTGATCAAATAGGCTGTCCAACCTTTGTGTAGCAATTCGTCCTGTAGAATCAAACTGATAATGTTGCCATTACCAATAAAAATCTTGTTTTCTACCATAGCGAGAGAAGTTGCAAATGATACCATGAAGCGGAAGGCTTCGAGGGCGTAACTAGCATTAAGAGCCAACCAAATGGCTTTAATATGTGTTTGTTCATTGATTTTTTCTCCGGCTTCCTTGCGACAGTTGATAACATGAAGGGCATCGTAGTAGTTGCCTACACTGGATGCCATGCTTACAATCTCTTCTGTATCATGGATAGTGTTGAACACATCTTTGGGCACATTATAGATGTTACGGATTATGTGACTGTAGCTCTTGCTGTGGATGTTTGTTTCAAAGAAACCCCAGTTGTACATAAGAGCTTCGACTTCTGGTAAGGAACACACTGGAGTAAATACCTGCGTTGGTCCACGACCTTGAAGACTATCAAGTGCTGTTTGACGTAATAAATTGCTGGTGAAAATATGTTTAATCGCATCGCTCGCATCCTTAAAATCATTAGCGTCTTTACTAAGACTAATCTCTTCGGGTTGCCAGAAGAAGCCTCGGGCTGTCGCTTCAAAGTCTGCAATCTTACGATATTTAGTCTCCTCAAATCTCTGTATTGTGACTGGACCTGCTGGATCCAGAAACATCTTGCGATTCAAATAGTCTGTCTTTGTCTGTAGGTTATATTGTGCTTTTGACATTTATTTTGTTCCTGGGTAAAAAGTTGGACTGTAGTAGTCAATTTTAATTCTGTTATCTTGATAAGTGCAAGATATTTCTTTTCCGTTTTCCATAATAACAGTCATATCATCATACACACAAGTTACTTTGTAATTTATTTCAACTGTATCAGATAAATTCATATTGCTTCCTTTAGTTCTTTCCATTCTACAATTTGCAACTTTCGCATCCCTCTTCGTCGTCAAAATTAATGTGTTCAAGTGGCATATCTGGAGCAATCTCATCATCTGCCTTACTACCTGCTTTATTTACAAGGCTATAATAGAAGGTCTTGATCCCCCACATGTGTGCTTGCATCAAGTTCTTGGCAATCAATGTAGTTGGAACTTTACGATCCGCAAAATGTTTGGGGTTATAAAAAGTATTCACAGAAATAGCCTGGTCCACATAGGCCGCAAGCACTGCCGCTGTCTTTAGGTAACCATCACAGTCTTTCTGTTCCCACATAAGTTGGTACTTGTTTTTAAGTTTATGATATTCAGGAACCACTTGTGTAAATGATCCTGCTTTGCTTTCCTTAGTACTGATCAAACTCATGGGCAACTCAATTCCATTAGTGCTGTTTATAACAACACTACTGCTTTCGACTGGGGCAATGGCCATTAAGGTTGCATTGCGAACTCCATACTGTTTCATATTAGTACGTAAGGTTTCCCAGTCAAGTTCAGGTGTGAAGTCTGCTAGTTCATTAGCACCTTCAGCTCGTAGTTCCCAGGGGAAGATCCCCTGGCCGTAGCGTGTCTGACTACTATGTAAGCACGCCCCGCGTTCTTTGGCCAACTCAACAGTAGCTTCTGTCAAGTAATAGGCTTGATGCTCCATCCAAGATTTAACATCTTGTAGTGCATCCTTTTCTCCATACTTCAATCCACGTTTGGCATGCCAGTAGGCTAGGTTAGTAACACCAATGCCCAGGGGCTGTATTTCATCGTTGGATAACTTGCTCTGGATTGATAGGAAGTCTTGGTAATCAAGAATGTTACATAGGCTACGCTGTAGAATACGGCAAGCACGACGCATGTCTTCTGGATTACGGAAGGCTCCCCAGTTGATGGATCCCAGTGTACATAACGCTATGCGACCTTCAGCGTCATCCAGACGTTTGAAACTTTTTGTAGGCAAAAGGATCTCGCAACATAAATTTGACTGATAGATGGTATGATACTCAGGATCAAACGGACCTTGATTCTGTACGTTGTCGATAAACACTAGATAGATACGACCAGTGTCTGTACGCTCTTTAAGTATGCCTGACTTGAATACTTCTTCTGCGCTCATAACTTTCTTACGTAAGTCTGTACGATTTTCGTAGGCTACATACAGTTCTTCAAATTTCTCTGTGTTACGATAAAAGGCTTCATATAAGTCGGGTACTTCATTCGGATCAAAGAAGGTAATATTTTCTTTGTTCTTAAATCTTCTCCAAAAGAATTTGCTAAGGACAACTCCGTAGTCCATGTGTCTAACTC